CGTATCATTCCTGACAGCCTCTACGACTACACCTTTCAGGACATCACCTAATGCCATTCCAATCCTCAGACGCACTCGACGACCAGATGCTTCTGGATGGAAGCAATGGGTTCAGCACTGGTGTCGTTTCAGCTACTCGTCCAGATGCCATTCCGGCCACAAGCTTGGAATCGGCCATCAACATGGACTACGATGACTTTGGAAACCTTGTTACTCGTCTCGGGTCCGTTTCACTGGTTGGAAACAGCATCACTACCAACTGGGAAGCTATTATCACGAACTGGGAGTCCACCACTGCCAACTTCGCGTCGAACCTGCCGGTCAACTGCCAAGTATACTCTGGCTTCTACTTTGATACGTCCGCCTCAGAGCGTCTGGTAATCGCGCTGAATGATATCAACGCAAACACTAATCAGTTGTACACTGGTTCTCCTGGTGTTTCGTACAATGTCATCTCAGGCTCCAGCTTCAGTCCGCTGGCTAACTACGTCTACTTCGCTCAGCTCAACGAGAAGCTATTCTACTCGGATGGCTATAACTCGCTGAAGTATGTCAACAGCTCCAATGCGAACGCATCCATCGCTGCCGGTAAGATCAGCCGCATCGATGTCATTAATCAGGGGGCAAATCTGTCCACTGTTCCCGCTGTCACCATCGCTGCCCCTCCGAGCGGTGTGACCGCTACGGCAACAGCCATCTGCGGACTTGATGGCAACGTGCTTTCCATTCGCATCGATAACCCTGGCAGCGGATATACCACTGCTCCTTCTGTCAGCATCGCTGGCGGTGGTGGAGCGCATGCGGTCGCTTTCGTTTCGCTCACGCCTCCGAACAAGCCGATCTATCTTACCACGCACACCAATCGCCTCTGGTGCGTCTCTGCGGATACCACGATCCCGCCTGATACCCTCTACTTCTCGGATATCCTCGATGGCGAAAATTGGGACCCTCTCGGCTCCATTCGAGTGGGCGGTGACGGCGATCCGATTCGCGGCCTCTACTCTTGGTTCGGATACCGATTGATCGTGTTCAAGGAGCGGTCCATCTGGTATGTGGATGCAGATCCCACGCTTGATCCTGCCGATTGGTCCATCTCGATCATCAGCGGAAACATCGGCTGCTCATCGCACCGGTCCATCGCCGCTGTCGGTGCCGATGTGTTCTTCCTCTCGCGTGATGGCATCCGCTCGATGGCACAGATCCAAGCGGGTACTCAGACCAGCGTTGGACTCGCACTCAGCAGCCCGATCAACGATCTGATTAGCCGCATCGATAAGACCAAGCTGGACCTCTGCGATGCGGTATTCTGGAACAATCGATACATGCTGGCGGTTCCTTTCGTTCAGGAAGGACCATTCGGTATTGGTCTCGAAAGCGAGTACGCTATCCTCCTCGAATCCGGCTTCTCGCTCGAACTGGAGAACCTGATCCCTCGTAACAACGCGATCATCGTTTACCATTCATTGGCCCGCTCTTGGCTTGGCTACTGGGACAACTGGCAGGTGAACGATTTCTTCACCACCTCGTTCTCCAGCTTCGGACCTGTGCTGATGTTCGCTGGCGATATGAATGCTGTGGCCGAAGGCGGCGGACAGATCTGGTCCTTCAACGATTACCTGCCCAATACCCGCACCAGCCCGACTCAGGTATCGTCCTACCTCGATGGCGGTTCCAGCTATCAGTCGAGCGTCATCACCAAGGCGTTCACCCTGGGAGAACCCATCCCCGACAAGATCGGCTATAGCGTTCAGCTCGCGTTCGATAACCCGTACACCACGCAGAACACGGATGTGACGGTATCCTACGCCAAGGACATGAGCGGGACGTTCTCCACGATTGATCCTGGCCTAAGCATCACCAGTTCTCAGAAGTTCCTGAAAGCCTACAACCTCATCAGCAAGGGTCGATGGAACTCGATCCAATTTAAGGTTGAAACCAATGCGGGCGGTCGCCTGTCATTCCAATCCGCCATTCTCTCTGGATTCGTCGATTCCGTGCGTCCTCAGCAATGAACGCACATCCGTCTATCATCGAAGCAGCTAAGCTGCTCAGGCTTCATTGGCCAACTTGTTCCACATGGAACGATGATCAGCTCCTGAACTGGATCGGCATCTTCAACAAGATAAAGCAGATCGGGATCATCAAGAATGAAAAGGGCGAATGCATTGGTGTCGGAGCTGTTCGTTTCCTGAACTCCATCGAGGAAGCGGAAGACATCAACAACAACTTCCCCGATGGTCACATCGCGTGGATCGAGATGGTGATTGGGGTTGAGCCGGAAGCTGTTCAGACGCTCTGGTTGGCCATGATGACCTGCTGCTCCAAGAACGTCACCAAGCTGGGAGGATTCCGAAAAGGCGTTTCCCGTTTGTACGATTTCGACAGATACTTCAAACTCCTAATGAACCGAAGGATTTCCTATGGGCGGATCATATAAAGCACCGGATATGGCGGCGGCAAACCGTGAAGCGGTTTACGCACAAGCTCAGACTTTTCCTGTCCTAAGACAGATCGAAGCGGCATCTAGGACCGGTGGAAAAGGTTCGTACCCAATCTATGACGCAGCCGGAAAAGTAATCGGAGAGCGTCCGTATGATTTTAGCGGCATCTCTGACATCGATGTCACACGCGAAACGGCTCGCGCACTAGCATCTCTTGCCCCTGAACAGACTAAGGCTCAGCTCGATCTCGCAAAGCAGTATGGAACTCAGTTTGCTGAGCAACGCAGGGCCGAGCTTTCTGCCGCTGATCCTGAGCGTTACAAGCTTTACGACAAGTTCTTGCAGGATATTGGCCAGCGTTCCATTGCCGAGACCGCTCCCGCTGCCCCCACCTACGAGCGCGTTGGGATGCCCACTGGTCCGCAGGATACCGGCGAGGCAGCGAATATTCGCAGCAACCTCGAACGCCAGATCAGTGCCGGTCTCGCTCAGGCCGGAACCCTCGATCCTTCGATGATCCGAGCCGCTGAGCAAGCCGTTCGCGCTCGCGGTGCTGCCACCGGCAATATCCTTGGAAACCTCTCCGCTTTCCGTGAGGCGCGGGCGGTTGGTGAGGCTATCTCCAACGCCGATGTCCAACGCCGTCAACAGGCTCTTGGCCTACTCCAGAGCGGCCAGACCACGAGCGATGTCGCCAATCGTCAAGCTCAGGAATCTTTTCAGAATATCCTCGCAGCCACCGGCCAGCGGAACACCGCCCAGCAACAGACCTTTGCGGGCCAGATGGCTTCACAGCAGCAGCGTCAGGGTGCCCAGCAGCAGAACATTGCGAACATCCAGTCCGCTCTGGGTCTCCAGCCCATCGTCTCGCAAGCCGCTCAGCTTGGAGGTCTCCAGCAGGGTGCGTCTCCGTTCGCTGCACCTCAGTACATTCAAGGCATGCAGCAAGCTAGTCCTGGTCAGTTGCTTCAGACCGGTTCCAACTTCGCGCTTCAGAACGCCCAGAACGCGTTCCAAGCTTCACAAGCCAACTCTCCGTTGAGCATTTTCCAAGGTATTACAAGTGGCATTTCAAACCTTGGTTCAGGTTACAGGTCATACATGGGACCCTAATCTATGGCAAACGATACCACTGATTCAACACTGTCATCGCCTAGCGATACGGTTGACGAGTTTCCCGGTTATCCGGGATTGAAGCTTGGTGATCCGATTCCTGGACAGCCGGGAACCAACATTGGTGACCCAATCATCGACGATGCTGGTAATAGGTGGAACTGGAGAAAAGGTGAATGGGAGTACGTTAATCTCGCCCAGCCACCTTCTAGGGATAAAGGTGGCATCAAGCCGGGAGATGAAACTTCCGCTCCTGATTACTACAATCCCGCTTCGCAGCAATCTACCTTTGTTCCTGGAACGTCTCCTAGCGTCACCAAGCGCGAGGATCAGGCCATCGTCACTTCCGGTGGATCAACGCTCATCCAAGCTCCAAGCAGAACACCCGTCGTTCCGCTTCCTCCTCTTCCGCAGGAACCGATTCAGGATCTGGCTCGCCCCCCGATTGTTCCCCAGAAGTCAAACGTCTCAATCCTTCCAAAGTACACCCAGCCTGCTCTGGTTGAACCAACCACTGTTCCGATTCCTGCTCGACGCGCTGATGTTCTTGGAAGTCCGTACAACGGATACATCAACTACGATCCAGAGGAGATCATGGCTGCTGCAATGAGAAGCCTTGGCGGAAGAATGGCCCGACGATCAATGCTGAACGAACTGCGATAACATTATGGCTACTCCCGAAGAAATCAGAAAGAAGCTCGAAACTCAGGCTGGTCAGCGTGTCAACCCACTGCTCAAGGGTTTGTCCATGCTTACCGGTGGCATAGCCGGTGAGTTCACTGGAACCAACGAGCAGATACGACAGCAAAGAACCGCCAAGCGGGCGTTGATGGAAGAGGATCTTGCTGCGTTGCAGGAAGAGCGATTGATGTCTCGCCTTAAAACTCAACAAGAAGAGATGCTCAAAAGGCAGCTCAAGATAGATGAGGATCAAAGACTTGCTGCGACTAGGGCACGAGTTGCAGAGGCTCGTGGGCAAACAAACGTCCTTGAAGGAAGAGACGTTATGGGGCCGCTTGAACCCGCTGAACAGGCTGGCATGGAGATCGCAAAAGCCAATTTAGCAAGGGAAAATGCCCAGCGTAATCGGGCACTTGAGGATCGTAGAGCAGAAATGACAGGATACCTGTCTGCTCAAAACATAAAGACCGGAGAGCCTGATATCAATACGTTGGAGTTTATGTATTCACAGCAGAAGGCTAATCAGGAGATGCAGAAGGAAGCTGATCGAAAGAAGCAGGGGTACTTGCAGTTTAATATACCAGGTGTTGGAACTGTTGGTGGAAGCCCTGATCAGATTAAAGCATTTAGAGATGATCCATACATTGGGCCTATGCTTTCAAAACTTGGAACAGAAGACTCTCCGTTTACGAGCAGCGTTGGGTTGGACATGGAAACATCAACTCCAACAATCCGACTTGGATTCAAATCAAATGTTTCACCCGAGACGCAAGCTGAGATCACTGGTCGTTTTTCAAAGGCGTTTGCCAGCCAAAGTGAGTTTGCTCAACCGACTGTTGGCGGACTCTCTGCTCCAAAGACCATTCCAAAAGGACCGACAGCAAAAGAAGGTTCCCCGATTGTTGGTCGTTCAAGTGGTGAATCAAGATCTCAAGCCGCTGTATCCATAGCAAATGATGCTCAGTTTGGTGAATGGCCGGGATTGGGTGAAACAAAGCCAGATGTAAGAGGTATTTATTATACAGGAACGAAGGATGGATCAACATCTGGAATTACACAGACTGGATCGTATGATATCCCAGAATCTGTTGTTTCAGAAATGAACAGATATCCAATATCTACAGAGGCCAAGATGAATGTGCTTAAAAACTACATTCGTGGTATCAAACCTGAGTCTGCGTTCGGAACAAAGGAAGTGAAATTCCCAAGATAACATGACCAAGAATCAACGCGATTGGTTGATCGAAAACAAACTCGATCCAGAGGTCTATGACATAGATACGGAAGGGAATGTCTTTGAGAACCCAATCATGGGTAAGACTGAGGCTGGTTTGCGCTCAGCCGCAGCAAGCACGATTCCTGCGCTTGCGGGTATTCCTGGAGCGATTGCAGGTGCTGAGGGAGGAGCTTTGCTTGGCGCACCATTGGGTCCAATAGGTGTCGCAGCAGGATCTGTTATCGGTGGGCTTATTGGTGGCTTTGGAACTTCGTATGGAGCGAGCAAGGCTCAAGAAGCACTGCTTGAGAAATACTCTCCTGAAACGATTCAGAAACTGTCTCAAGCTCAAGAGGAACAACCCGTTGCTTCTTACGTTGGTGGTTTTGCACCCACTGCTCTGACCGCTCGCCCTTCTCTCAGGGGACTCAGCGAACTTGGTAGGCCACTGACTCGTCAGACCACGCTGCGCGAGGCGATCACCAAGCCGGGGTTCGTTGAACCCGCTGTCAACGTAGCAGCCAACGTAGCACAAGCTACTGGCCAACAGGTTGCCGATGTTGCTCAGGGAGGGGAATTCTCCGGTGGACGACTCGCAGCGGACATCGCGCTCGGAACGCTCTTCAATCGCCCCACTCGATTGGGACGCAAGCTGGGTATGGCTGAGGGACCGCAAGAAGGTCCGGTTCAAAAGCTGGATCTGGAAGAGGCTAGAGTCCGCGCTGGACGAGAAAAAGCTGAAGTTGAAAAGACTGTCGCCGAGATGGATGTCGAGGCTGAAAGGTTTCGCGCTCTTAGTGAGCAACCTCCAGCTCCAGAACGAGTAGTCGAAGAAAATCGTCCGATCAACGCAGATAAAATTGCCAAGCAGTACGAGAACTGGTGGAAGTCTAAGACTGAGCCGACTGAAACGCTCATTAAGGAAGCTGCAAATAGCGTCAAGGTTCGCATTCCGAAGGAGCGGATACAGCAGTTGGCCAACGATCCTGATGTCGCTCGGGTCATCAAGGATCCAACCACTCTTCCTGAGTTTATCTCAAAGCAGTATCAGGAAGGGCTTGAGGATTCATACGAACAAGTAGTTCAGCAGCAGCAAGCCGCTAAACGCGCAATCATGTCCGAAGAGCGGTCACGAAAAGCGCAAGAAAAACAGGTCCAAACTATTACTGAGAGTCAGTTCAAAACTGAAAAATCCGCTGTAAAGACGGCTCAAGAAATCTACGACAGTCTGTACTATCGTCTCCAAACTCAGGGCGAAGGAGCGAAGATCACTCAATCTGACATCGATGCAGCCGCTCAGATCGCTGCTCGTCGCAACCTGACCATCGAGCTGGATCGTCCGTTTGCAGGTTCCACCGAGGTTCGTGGTATGTACCTGTCGGATCCAAAGACCGGCAACCGTATCGTCCGCGTCAACCCGCTCATGGCTACCGCGGACACGGCCATCCATGAAATCGGTCATGATGTGTTTCAGGGGGTCACGAACCCGTCGATGCGAAAGTCTCTGCTTGAATCCGCTCAAGATACCCCCGCTTACAAGAGCGAGCTATTGGCCCGCGCTCCAGAGGTTGAGCAAGGAAAACTGACCCCAAAGAAGGCTCAGGAGATTGCTCTCGAAGAGGGCCTGATTCAGGCGTTTGGCGAGCAGATTCCGAACATCAAGCGTAGCGACATACGGTCTTGGTTCTACGCCTTCAAGGCTTCTACCAAGCAGTTGCTGACTGGCAAGGTATCCCCCGAGGATGCCATCGCGTGGATGCACTATGCGACCACAGAGTCCGTTCCTTGGAAGGGTGTGAATGCTCCTAAGGCTACCGAGCAGCGGACGCAAAGGGGTGAGCAACCTCAAACAATTTCAGAGCGTAGAGCTGCTGCCTTTGAAAGGTTCAAGGAGTCAGTCCCAGG